CGCCGCCGATGCCGATGGTGGCCATTCAGCTTTACATCAACCTCGCGTCGGCTTCGCTGATGCAGGCGCGCTGGCTGGATACCTGGACGCTGGCGATGGCGCTCTATGTCGCGCATTTTTGCACGCTGTATATGCGCTCGGAAGCCGGTCCAAACCAGACCGCGAGTCAGATCGCAACGTCGGGCCTCGAAAAGGGCGTGACGGTCAGTAAGTCGGCGGGCGGTGTGAGCGTGGGTGTGCAGGTTCCCCAAGGTCTCGAAGCATGGGGAGGGTGGACCGAAACCACCTATGGAACGCAGCTGGTGAACTTTGCGCAGGCGATTGGATCCGGACCGATCTGGGTGGGGTGACGCGATGCAGCCGACGGTAAATCTGAAGACGATGGATAAATCCGGAAGCTTATTTGCCCAAATCAGTAAGCTCGCCAAGTTGGAGGTTCTGGTCGGTATCCCAGAGAGTTCCGACCGTCGACAAGATCTGTTATCGCAGGCGGAAAAGACCAAACCAACGAAGTCAGGAAAGATGTCGAAGCGGAAGAAGAAGCTGATCGCCGCTTCAGAATCGGAAGTAAACAATGCGCAGCTCATGTTCATTCACACGAACGGTTCTCCTCTGAAAGGGATTCCGAAGCGTCCGGTGATTGAACCAGCGATCGAGGCCAGCGGCAATAGGGAGCCGATTGCCGAAGAGTTGGGCGAGGCTGCCCATGCAATCCTCGACAGCGACCCGGAAGCGGCGCGCCAGCACCTGAAGCGTGCGGGTATGACGGGACAGAATGCGTCGCGCGCCTGGTTCACAGATGCTCGGAACCACTGGCAGAAAAACTCGGAAGAGACGATCCGCCGCAAGGGCAGCGACAGGCCTCTGATCGATACCGGCGAGATGCGAAAGGCAATCACCTACGTAGTGCGGGATGGTGGCGAATGATCGATTTAAGCGAAGTCGTCAACGACCCAGACCTTGCGCAGCCGTTCACTATCCTTCGCCAGAGCGGATCATTTCAGCTTGGCGGATGGGTGCCGAATGAACCACAGCCAATTCCAGCCTTTGGCGTGATCACGGTGGCCACTCCGAGAATGATGCAGATGGTTCCAGAAGCCGATCGTGTCGGCGGGGAGATGGCGTTCTTTACGGGCAATGAGATCTATCTCACCAGTGAGAAGCGCTCTGGAACCTCGGACCAGTTGATCTGGCACGACGAGAAGTATCGAGTGATCCATGTCGCACCGTGGATGGACTATGGATTCAACATCGCGATTGCAGTGCGAATGAAGGCGGCCTAACGATGCCATACAAGTGCTTTTTGCTGACGCAGGTTCCAACGGTCCGACTGTCCTTACGGCGCTATCGCAGCGCAGCAGGTAAGAGCGTGGTTCCGTGCCCAAATATGCCTGGTGAGTACAGCTATCACGACGTTATGGCGCACCTCACTGATTTCGGCTGGCCCGTGCGTGCGCTTGGCGAAACCGAGAACTGGAATCACCATGTCGATCACGAGCTGACTCCGCCGAAGGCTGACGCGCGCTGGCCGACGCATTGCTCGTGCGGTCTCCAATTCTCCAAAAGCGATACCTGGGATGCGTTCACGGAACGACTGTATTCCCGCTCCGACACTGGCGAACTGGTCACTCTTAGAGAAGCTCCAGTCGGCGCAATCTGGCAAGCCGACTGGTACCTCAACAAAGAGACTGGCCGGTACGGATGGGATTGGGACAATCTGACCGAGCCGCCGCTTGTGGTGCGAACACCGGGCGGTGAATGGGGCATCGATTCGCGTGCGAGCAACTGCACGATGCCGAATGAGCGAACGCACCGCTGCTGGGTGCGCCATGGCAATCTTCCAAACATCACCGTCGACAAGAACGGCCATACCTGCGCGGCGGGTGCGGGCTCGATCATGTGCGGCAACTATCACGGTTTTCTGCACAACGGCTATCTCACGGATGGGTGCTGAAATGGCGAAGCTTCATAGGATGAACGAAGAGCGCGTGGGTTTTCACTGCCCCGGATGCAAGAGCAGCCACATGGTTCCGGTCTCCGGCCCGTATGCCTGGGGTTGGAACGGAAGCATGGAGTCACCGACGTTCACGCCGTCGATTCGCGTCACTTATAACGGCTCCGATGGCGCTCTGCCTTCCTGCTGCCACTCTTTCGTTCGCGATGGCAGTATTCAGTTCCTCGATGACTCAACTCACGAGTTCGCCGGCACGACGGTAGAAATTCCTGACTGGGATAGCGCATGAGTTTCCTAACTCGTAAACAGGCAGAGGTGCTATTTCAAGGGCAGACGTTGCTCATCCTCGGAAAGCTGCCTGACCCAACCAATCCATCGGACCCGGCCTACTCTTACGTTCGCGTCGAATGGTCAACGAAGGGACAACCGGGATGGGAAGTAGAGCAGGATGTCGTCTTCCTTCAGTGCATCACGGTCGATGATCCATATAACAAAGTGCGGGAGAACACCAGGACACTGGACGAGGGCGGAGAATCGTTCACCCAGACCACCTCATACACGCGCGTGTGGCAGGTAACCTGGAACATCTACGGCCCGAACTCATTCGAGACTGCGCGTGCAATTCGCTCCGGACTCTTCAATGAGGACAATGCGGCAGGAACCATTCTGCCCGATGCGGACGGGGATCCGGTCCTTCCCTTCGGTCAACTCGCGCTCAATAACGTGTACTTTCTCCCGGATGTAGCCGAACCGGTTCGCTGTCCGGAGCAAGAGAACGGACAGTGGTGGGAGCGCGTCGATTTCTCGGCGAAGTTCAATGAATTGGTGCAGGAGATCAGCACAGTTCAGACAGTGGAAAGCGTAGAAGTTATAACTCAGACGGCGGAGGGGGCAGTGGTCTCCGATGTCACGATAACAGGAGAATCCTAGATGGCGAATCCAGCGACGCAGCCTCTGTCCATCGTTGCCGACGTGATCGTAAATGCATCACCGTCCGCGGCAATTCAGCCAACCTTCAATCACGGACTCATCATCGGATCCAGCCCGCGCATCCCCTCGGCTACTCGCCTGATATTTTTGCTTCAGGGTAGCTGGCAGACCACGATGGCCACAGCTGGTTATCTGACCACCGACCCTGAGTATATTGCCATGGGCATGTACTTCAACCAGGCAGAGCCTCCACAGTTCGGTTGGGTTGGACTTCAGAATCTGACCGCGATTCAAACTGCCATTCCGCATTCTGGCAATCCCGGTACTGGATATGCCGTCGGCGACGTAGTCTCCGTGGTGCAATCCGGAGCTAGCCTCGGTCAGTTGGCTGTAGCGACCATCGGCACCGGCGGAACGGTGACCGGATTGAACAAGATCATAGGATCGCAGGGCACGGGTTACTCCGTTGCCAGCGCACTCTCCACCACTGGCGGCAGTGGAACCGGATTAGAAGTGGACATCACCGCCATCGGAGAGACAAAGCTCGATGCTTTGACCGCATGCCGCGCCGCATCCTTTGCGTGGTGGGGATTTTATATCATCGGCTCCACAGCATCAGATCATGAGGCGCTTGCGGCGGGCGTGCAGTCCATGACTCCTCCAGCGTTTGACTTCGGCCATACTTGGGACGCTTCTGTTTTGACCGGAGCCTCGGGAAATGTGCTTTCTGTCTTACAGGCGCAGAACTACGGTCGAATCATAATCTTCTACTCCACGACTCAAAATGGGGTGGCGGCGAACAATGCGTACATGGCCGCTGCGGTCATGGGTTATGCGATGGGAAAGAATACCGGACTGGCAGGATCGTATTTCAGTCTCGCCAATAATCCGCTTGTGGGTGTGACACCGGAACCGTTGACCTCAACGGAAATCTCCACCATCTCGGGCATTCCGACAGCCGGAACCACGGGAAATAACGGCAACGTCTATATCGGACTCGGCTATAACCCAAGCAATGGGTCTAGCTCCTATCAGACGATGCAGCAGGGCGTTCTACCCAACGGCAAGTTTTTCGACCAGGTGCTGTTCATGGACATGCTGATCTCGGCAATCCAATATGCCGTGATCAACGGATTCCAGAGTGCGCAAGTTGGCCGCACAAACGCCGACCAGACGATGATCTTGAACTGGGTTGCATCGGCTTGCGAGCAGTTTGTGGGGATTGGCTTCCTCGCGCCGGGTGCTTATGGTGGAAGCGTGCCGATTCTCGGCTTGAATCCCGGCGATCCGATGCCCAACGGCTATGTGGTGATGTCTGCTAAGTATCCGACGCCACGTCCAGCAGGACGGGCGGCAATGCCGGTGTATGCGGTTGTATTCGAAAAGGGAGCCGCGCAGAGCGTGGTGATTCAGGTCAATCCGGTACTCGGTTAATTCATCCTCTAACTTGCGGTTATGCTGGCGCTCGCCGATGGCGGGCGCTTTTGCATGAGGGAGCAATGCCATGGGAAAGAACTCTACAACCTACTCGCCCGTAGACACTACGGGAAGCGTGGTCAATCCCTACAACGGCGCGATGATCTTT